AATGTTATAGACTTCAACTGCAGCTCAATCTGTTTACTTATCAAGTACAGGTGATAAATGTCAGACGGTAGTCCAAGGGATGCATCAGAACTACGCTGATAAGCACTCACAATTAGTTTGCCTTTATCAATTTGAAACTGTATCAAACTTAAGCACGGCTGTTGGTTACTCTCGGTGTTGTTAGAACCAAGAAACAAAACGTAGTTCTTTGACGTTCGCTTTTCTATATTGATTTTCTCAATAAGCTTTGGCAACTGTTCAAAATATGTAGGATAGCTATTTACTAAAATAGGTCCACAATAGTCCCACCAACTTACTCCGATTTCACGGTAAGCCTCTGTCATTCGCTCGCCTCGCATAAACAAAACCAACTCATCTTTAAGCTTCTTTTTTGCAACTGAATGCCCCTCAAATAGCTCCAATAAATCAATTGGCTTTAACTCTAATGCTTGATTAACTAGATAAGTAATTGATCCTTTTTTATTCTCTTGACACCTTCCTTTTGTCAAGATTTTGTCTAAAATTTCGTGATACTTATTCATACTTGTAAAGCATTATATCCGTATAACTTGAGTTATAATTCATTGTTGCGTTCATTGTGGCAGTTGTAGAGCCAATAAACGGGTTGCTCATAGGCGTTTTCGTTTCAATCCACTCACACAACTCAATGATTGAAGACTTGTTTGAGGTAAAGTAAAAATACTTAGTGCCGTCCAGAACCTGCAAAACGTCCAAATAATCCTTTAACTTCCAAAAACTTTTGTATGTTCCGGCTTCAGTGGACAAATAAGGCGGATCAACCATAAAAACCACATTTTCCAAATGTTTATATTCCGCAAACAATTCTTTATAACATTTGGAAACAACGGTCAGGCCATGCAAATAACCTGTAGCATCATAATCGGACTGCCGCACACAATTGTAAAGCGTTTCTTTCGCTAAAGCTTCAAATGATTGCACATACTTCATTGAAAACAAAATCGAACTACTCAAGGTTATGTAATCAACATAACCCGCCATGTCGTCCTTAAGAACCCGTTTTAAAACTTTTTCGCGCAATTCTACACCTATGCGTTTATCTTTCGGGAAATCGCCCAAAATCGCTCTAATATCCCCAATTAAGCGATTGGTCTTGTCGATGTTATCAAGTCGCTCGCGATAATTGTCAAAATCATTGTAAATTACTGTGGCATCTGGATAAATAGCCTTAACCGTGTGGCTTAATAAACCGCTTCCACCAAATAAGTCAACATAAGTTGCCGTTTGCGAATAATTAATTAAAGCAGGCTTAAACTGCTTTAAAAACTTTCTTTTCTGACCCATAAACGGCAAAGGCGCCGTTGTAAAAACTTTCTTTTTTTCCATTCGATTTTTGATTGATGATTAATGATTTGTATATTTGTGCCTCTCAGGATAATTAATAAAAACAGCAAAGCCACAGCACTAGAAGACTTTTGTCCTCCAACGCTGTGGCTTTGCTATAATTAAATTACCGTGAGAAGTTTTTAATTGTTGGAGGACTTTTTTTAATTCCCACCTCCGGGAAATTCAATTACTTGTTTTTCCGCCTAATAACTTCAAGTATAATTATAGCAGTCAAAACCCCTACTGCAAACCAAAGTTCGTTAACGGCGATACCAACCGCACCCGCCACCGTTGTAGCGTAAATGTCCTGCCAACTTCTTTTATTACCGCCCAGCTCTTTATGTGCTCCAAAGAATTTTCTTTGAATCCACTCAACCACAAAGCCTAAACAAAAGGATGCAAGGGTTAGAATAAACCACCGCCAAAAGTTACCGACATTCCCAAAGTCAAACCACTCTGGGTTTTTATCAGAGTACATAATTACAGGCTGCATCAAAATGATAATCAACGCGTGTAGGTGCCACTTGGCTTTCAAAATTGTTTTCATAGTTCCTATTTAAATTAATTACTTACACTCTCGTCAATGCTTTTGAAGCAATGATTTTTGTCTATTTTGTCCAGGACATAGGCGACAAATACCCCTAGTTTCGTAAGCGTGCCATCGCGTTGATTTTTACCCAAAACGCTCGATATGGTTTCCCTTCTATTGCCAAAACTATAACCTGTTTTTTGCTTTAATAATAGATTAAACAAATCCATACATACAACATTTCCAGAGGCATCTATCGAAGTGGCTATAGCCAAAAATTGATTATCAAGCCTTTTAAACGAATACCGCAACTTTCTTTTCCACAAGTTCGTTATGAAAGTTGTTAGTAGACCAAAAGGGAATAACATTGCCGACATCAATACGGCTACAAAAGCTAAAATAGTTCCCATTTTACGATGGTCTAGCCATTGAGCTACTGTCTAATGAGTTCCATATATCAAGATTGTCACTTACGAACTGAGCGGAAAACATTGCGATCAAATCCGGCAGTACAATCTGTTTTGTGAAAAACATTAGATATGGAATTGTCGGCATCATAAACGCTTCAGGTTGTAACGCCGGAAGCCCCTCAGGGTTTTCAACAACTTCGCCCGTCTGAGCGTCGAAATACTCCATTTCATAAAACAATCTTTGCCCAAATTCGTCAATGTGTGAACTTACATTTTCATTGGTAATCGTCCAGTCCGGAACGTGTAGATCAATTTTTAATTCCTTTCCGGTTTCTTTGTGAATTAAGATTCTTTTAGGCGTCAATTTCACGTAATTGACGGATGTAGCTACATTTACGTCTTTTACCCGAAGTACCTGTCTATGGTTCGGCATATCGGTAATTTCAGGCAGTTCAATTTCTGCTAAAACAACTTCTTGACTTTCAATCATTGCTTTCAAAGCTTGCGCTTGTGCCAATTGTGCGGTTTGTTTGTACCTCTTTTGTATCATAATTTCATTATTTTAAATAATTAATAAGCAAATTGCCACCCGGTAGATTTATGAATATAAACACCCTCAACGCCATCAGTTTGATAAACTTGAAGTCCAACAGCTGGAGGTGCTCCGCCTAAATAAACTAAGGCCAATCTTTGTGCTTCTGTCATTCTTGGTAGCAAAAATCCACCATTTGTACCTTGAAGTTCTAATAAAGCAGTAGAATCAGTAGAACCCCCAGCCGTACCGCCAAATCTAGCACGTCCATCTCGCATCGTTAAATTCAAAGCTGCTGTTCTAAATGCAATAATAGAGGAGCTTGGGTCACCATATAAAGTTGAAATACCAGACCTTTGAAAAATTGTAACACCGCCAAAACTCATTAAGTTATTAATAGTAGAAAAACCAAAACTGCCGATTGTTGCCCCAGCATTTGAATTAATACTCATTAAAACAACATTACTAGAATTAACAACTTCTAACGCATTAGGGTTATCGGTACTTACAGGACTTTCAATTCTGAAATGACCACGGAAAGTTTTATTACCACTAAAAATCTGAGCAATTGTCGAAACCAGTCCCCTTTGTGTTGCAGTTGCGTCCACAATATCGCCATCAAGTAGAACAGATTTATTGACCCCTAAATTATTGGTAAACCAAAGCTTCAAGCCTTCATTCCAGATTTTATTAACTATTGAATTTGCTGTTGTAACGGGCATTTCCAAAGTTGGCACTTCAACACGTCCATTTGTAAAGGTGAGCTTATTTGAACCCAAATTATGAATTCTGTTGGCTGCAAAATTCAGGTCAGCGTTTGATATGTTTGCGCCAACTATACGCCACACGCCATCCTCATATACCTGAAAGCCTTTGGGGTTTTCGTTTATATAAATTATCATTCCTTCTTGAGGAGAGGCAATTGCATTTCGTTGAGCAATTGTAAATCCTGTAAACCAAATGATTCTTAATTTTAATAATGCATTTGAAATAAATTCAATTCCTGAATTAATTAACTCCACCGCCTTATCATAGGCAATCTTACCACGGTCGCCACGATAGGCGGTCGATTCCGTTTCGCCTAAAGTTAGCGGTGAGCCAATTGGAATTAAAACCGTCCCGCTCCAACGATAGGTTATATTCGTAATAATGTCCACGTATATTTTGCCTTCTTCTAAAGCATATGGCAAACCCGTTGGTACATTAATAAATGTAATTGAGTCAATAAACTGACCGTTCAAAACATCATCAACGTAGCTTGGTAGTTGTGATACAGGAACTTGACCGTCGACTAAATCAGCTTTCAAAGATAAATCTTGATTTTCAAGCGTTAATAATCGTTCAATCTCAGTATCTGAAAGCAAACTTTTACCTTCAACCTTGTCAACTTTGTTTGCGAGTTGATCTGTCGATGCCTTTCCATTTAAAGCGTTTTCCAATCCGTCAATCTTATTTGTCGGTATCGTTTCGTCCTTGTGCCAGTATGAGTCCATCCACGCCCAAAATTGAGCCTGTGTAGGTTTTAAACCGGTTTTAAACCAGTTTTTTATCGTGTTTAAATTTGTAGCCATTATGCCAGTGGAATTAAAATGTATTCAAAAGATAAATTTTGTATAGGATTAGCAACTTCTCTAAGGCCTATTTTAAAAGAATTGTTTGCCTTTTCACGAATTACCCAAATAACATCGTTATCCGTGTCGAAGTTGCTTGAATTTGAAATCATAGTGCCGATTACCATATAATTGTTTGTGCCAACGGTCGGAAAAGTCACGGTCTTAATTTGATCTGTTGTAGAGACATCGCCAAGAACAGCAACCCCTTGACGCAAAATAGTCACCACAGTAGGTTTGTTTTGAATAAAGGCTGGGCTCGTTGGGTTGGCTTCTGCCCAATTCGCCTTAACATTTACTTGAGCACCATCTTGAATGCCGCCAAGCTTTGTGTTCATTGTTCCTACCAAAGTAAGCAAAGCATCTACAACCGATTTGTCGGCTTTTAAAAGTAAAGCGGCCACAATTTCAATAGTTGGCATTCCACGTTTGAAATCAGCCCACGGGTATGAGGTCGTTCCAGTTCCAAAAGTGGCGAAACGCTCTTTAATTACTTCGTTTGAATTTCCGTCTTCGAATTCGAGCGAAGTAATATTTTCCTGAATGATAATTGTTTCTTGTGCAAATCCGCCCACGAACCTCAAAACTTCGCCATTTAAATAAATAACACCGTCAGACACATTCACTCCAATGGTGTTGCAGCCTAAAATAATGGACTTTTCGCCTGCAATAGCTCCAAGCGCATTGAATATTGAGTAAGCCGTTTGCATGCTGTCCAGTATGTCCGTTTCCAAAGGAAATCCGACCGATTGATTAAAATTTAGTACATTCATATTCGTGAAATTTTATATCTTTTTGATGCTAATTTGTAAAATTCAATTAAGGCCTTCAATTCGTGTCGTTTGGTATTTGCAATTTCTGACGGCACAAATACCGTAAAATCCGCACCCGTGTTTGTATATTCGTCATTTTGATAAATAAACATTGTACCAATAAACACAGGCTTATTTTCTGCCCTGGTATAAATGTATTTTCTAGGAAACGAGTTGCCGTCGGTTATGTAAATCCGTCGCAAAGCCGGGTCCAATTCATCATTCAATAATTTTCGAAGTTTACAAACTTGGCCGTTATGGTAAAGTTTGTAATAGTGATCAAACCGTAGCAAAGTCCACTGATAATGCAGTTGCGAAATTGGCGCGACCAAGGCTTGCAAAAAAGCCACAGTCTTTGGCTTTCGCAAAAATGTTGGCAAAAGCAACAATACCAGCCTATTCCAATCTACACTATACCACATAAGCTATTGTGTCGAAGTTTTCAATTTTAAAATAACCCGCTTCTGGAATTCGTGCAATATTGAATGTGGTAAAGTCAGTATAACCACCCACATCAAAGTGGCTTGAGCTCGCACTCTGAATATGCACGTTTACCACGCCTGGCACTTTACGCAATTGCTCGATCATATCGTTTAAAACCAACTCTCCATTAAAAGGAAGCTCTTTCATATAAGCCTTAATTCTGTCTTCAATCGGTTGGCTGGGATTCCGAATACTCATTCCAGTATCGCTCAAAACCAATGGGTCACGGAAAACAACTAAATCCAAAATCAATTTATCGGCTGGATTGTTTACCACTTTAACTTTTACACCCGCATACTTAATCTCCTCGATATACGCCGTAAAGCTATCCAGTTGGTCATCAGTCAACGGTTCCAGGACCTCATTTACCTCACTGGCTATTTTTACAATTAATCGGTTTGATTCCTGAGATTCTTTAACCGAGCAATATTTGACAATCTTTGAAGCTTCAATTTGTTCATCAGTGGCTAAAGTATTGTCGTACACATCGCTATCGGTCATCAAGTAAAAGCCGTATTGAAAGTCCAAAGACTTGTTTTTATACCAGTTTTTTGTGCCGGACTTTTGTTCGGAAATTCGGGTGTCGATGTCTATTGTGTGCTGGTCGAAAATCTTTTCGAGTGCCCAAATAGAAAAGGCGACCACAAATGTAAACAGCCTGTACAATGCCACCTTACTCGTGGAATTCATCGCCGATAAGTTTTGGTCTGCCGCTATCTGGGCGAGCATCGCTCCTTGTATTTCTTCTATTGTTCGTGCCATTATTGTACTATAAAGTTTGTTTCTATAATCATTGAGCCTATGCCTACTGGCGGATTGATTTCGCTTTCGTTAATCATTGCTGTAGCAATCATTTGTTTTTTTCCTCCAAAATAACGGGCTACATCATCATTTCTAAACACCGAAACTTGAGAGGTGAGTTTTTGTCCTGGCTCTAATTCTTCAGTGATAGAGATGCCATTGGCGATAGCCCACTCGAAAGCGGCTAAAACGTTCCCATCTTCTTGAATGGCAATGTCTAAAACTGATTGATTAGATAATACAGTTATCACGGATGCTCCTTTTTATATTTGTTAAATTCTCTTACTTTGTCATCATACATTTTCTTGTAGAGAACGACTTGCTTTTTTAATAACTCTAACTCCTGTTGCAGTAGTTTTTCTTTACTATCAAAAAGCCTTTCTATGTTTTTGCATCGGTTTTCAATATCCTGGTACTTTTGTTCGTACCGAACACTCAAGTCGTCCAAAGCATTTTTATAAAGCTCTACTACTTTAGAACCGTTATCTATTTCACTACCCGTTGCTTCCGCATTAAGCTTTTTTCTTGTAAAAAACCAACCGCAGAAACCGCCGATTCCGCCTGTAGCCGAAAGCAAAATAATTTCATTAAGTAGTTCGCCCATTATCTATTTTTTATATTGATTAACTTTTTAATATCATCATAATTTTTATTATCACGTTTTAAAAACAATCTAACCCGCTCCTCAAACTCTTGATCGTTCGCCTCAGCCTTTACAAGCTGTATCAAATTAGGAGCTAAAACGGGATCGCTCTTTAACTCTCCAGAGTTTAATCTTAAAATGATTCCAACCTCTTGCAGAGTGCTTTCGTCAATGAAAAAATCGCCGTTAATGATAGCTATATCATCTGTGTCATCCAATAATATGTCCTTAGCAAGTATCATTATCCGTGTTTAATTTTTTCATTTTCAATATTTGATAAATCGGCTCTTTGCAAATTTGTAAACAGGCTAACCAAACTTTTTAATGCAGAACCCCCATCTTGGGGTACTGGAGTCCAAGTCGTAAAAACTTCTTGCATTTTTTGAATTATTAGCGTGTTTTTATCAACCTGTAATTTCAACTCTTTTGCATTTACCAAACCGCCAAATTGATCCCCATTAAAAGTTAGTAGGCCGTCCTTTAAAACTATTTTAAACCCCGTTTCATCAATTATTTCTAATATTTCAATCTCATCGCATTCAATCAAAAAGGCATCGGCAATATTATTGTTAATGATACCTATAAGGCATTTTGTTTTAACTTTTGGCTTTTTATAAATTGAACCAATTCCGAGGTTAACATCGAAAAAATCCAAATCGTCAACTAAGCCGGTTGCAACCATTGTTTTTTTGTCCCAGTCAACTGATTTCACATTGCACCAATGCGTTTGAACATCAATCAGTTTTTTAGTTCTCTCGTTGAGAACCGCGCCAAGCTCCGTTATGTTATCTCCTCGTTTCAACTTGTTTTTTGATCTAATTTTATAACCTGACGAATTCCCTCTCGGTTAAATGTTTTTGCAACTCCTTCGATATAATAAAGTCCGTTCCTATCATCATATAAGGAACTTGTTAAATCCGCTTTTTGTCCGTGCTTTACTGATGGAATTCCAAAAGCAGTAAATGACCCATCGAACCGGTCTTGCTTACTTTTTTCGAAGTCCAGTTTTACCAAAACTTCGAGTTCACTTTTTGTTTTATTATAATGAGTGAGCTGTCTTGTTTGCCCGTCTTTATCTCCAAACTCCACTTCAATTTTTGTCCCATTCGATAAAGTTGAAACTCCTTTGATTAATATTTGAATATCGTCTTTACGGACGTAATTCAGAGAGCTGCTTACACAGTTTCGCTCTAAGTCAAAGTTCACTTTTGCCTCATCGCTGTCATCGGAATAATACTTACCACACACAAGAACCGGAGAGCCGTTGACCGTTTTAAAGTAAGTATTCAATTTCCACGGCTCTTGTTGCAATTTTTCTAAAACTTCGGCAACCGTAGTTTTAGGAAAGCGAACACTTCCTATTTGAACACCTTCCAAAGCATCAATTTTATAACCTGGTGCAATATTGGAAAGCAACTCTTTGAGGCTAATATTTGGACTACTAAAGTTTACAGGAATTTGTTTGAGCTTCCACATTTCGTCCTGCAGTTTTATTCTAATCGGAATATCTGCAGAAACTTCTGTTATATAGCCTCGGAACTCCTCGACATTATTGCCATTATAGCCAAAAGCAATCGTTACATAATCGCCCCGGCGAAA